AGAAATTGGATCTGGTAAGTGCGCTGAGATTACGGGGTCTACTTTAACTACCTTTGACCAGTATGTAGATATAAGTAACTTTCACATAACACAAGGGGGTGCACTAGATTGGGAATTATCTATGCACTTTTATGACACAGAAGATAGTGCATATTTCCAAACTAAAGGGTATTCCGATAACGTACTACAGTGGGACACCGGAGAAATAAACTTACAGAACAACAACAATGCCACTACGTATACAGGCTCTTATGATTTTGATAACAGTCTTGATAGGGTGTTTGTAAGAGTTGGCGGAGTAGATAACACAAACCTTGCTACCGGCCCTTTGTTTGACAACGTATCTTATACAGTAAACTACAATGTCATAACAACAGTTGTAAATACTTGGATTGAAATAGTCCAACCGATGCAAATGCAAGAGTCTATACAGTTAGAACTAATGGATACATATGAAAGTGCTACTGTAGAAGAACAGCAAGAGATGGAAACAGAAATGCAAAACATGGATACGGTACTGCATTTTGATTTAAAGCCTACAATTTCTATGGGTAGTATGGATGATGTACAGGGTATGCCTGAAACTTTAAGTGTTGGTGTCGTTGAGGGTTTGTTTCAGGATGTGGATATGGGGGAAATGTCCATGCAGGAGGTGATGGTAGAGGTTGAAACTATGGTAGAAGAAATACAGAATATAGGTATGGAAGTAGAAACTGTAGCAGTCAAGATGCCAGAACAAGAGTTAGAAGTTGTTATAAACAACGTAGAACCAATGAGTGAACCAGTAGAAGAACCAAAAATAGAGGCACCTGAACCTAAACCAGTAGAAGTTGCACAAGAAGAAGTGAAGGAGACTGTAGAAGTTGCTGATAAACCAATGCAAACAACTCCGGAAGTTAAAGAAGAAGTTAAAGAGGAGAGTAGCTCAGAAGAAGAGACAGCTACTAGCAATACAGTTAAAGTTAAAAAAGTTGCTAAAGAACAGGACAAACCAAAGGAAGAAAAAGTAGCAAAAGAAGAACCAAAAGAAAAACCTGTAGCTAAGGAAGTTAATGAGGAAAAACCAAAAGAAACAGTGGAGGAAAAGCCAACTAAAGAGCAGGAAAAGAAACAAGAAAAAGCAAATCAAATTATAGCAGGGTTACCAAATAGCTACGACCCTGTATCACAGATTACAACCCTTGCTCTTGTTAATGCCCTTGGTCCAAACATAACAACATACCAAAATGCAGCAACAGTTGTACAGCCAACGTGGTATGTTTCAGAAGATATATATACAGATTCTATTATGCCTGACCCCCTAGGAAGTTACCTTAGTGTACGATCAAATCTACAAATAGAAAAAATGATTGGACAACAGTATGAGTAGTGAGGTAGAATATAAAGGAATTAAAGTTAAAGGCAGTAAGTTACTGCTAATCCTACCTTTACTTGGTACACTTGGAGGAAGTCTTTGGGCTGGTTTTGAAGGGTACGCACGTTGGGTAGCAATGGAGAAAAAGATAGATGGCTACGTTGCTCCTGATCTTACTGGCTTTACTATAAAACTTGATGTGCTAGAAGAAAAATTAACTGGCATAGAAACGGTAGTAGAGACTGAGTTAGACTCGTTAAAAACAAATATAGAAACAGAGATGTCTGCGGTAAAAGAATTAGTTGGTGCAGCACAAGATGATGCAAGAACAATTCGTACAGATTTAAGATCAAGTATACATGAAGCTCACGATCAAATATCTGGTATAGAGAGAAGGTCTAGAATACTTGGACAAGAAGTAAGAGTAGAACTTAGAAATATAGAAAAAGATATGCGAGATCTAATTGACCATGCATCTGACAGATTTGACGGCAAAAGAACTGCAATTGAATCTGATGCAAACCGTAGAGCAGAAGCACTTGATACAAAACTTAAAGAATTAGAAGAAAGGTTACGTACAATGTTACAAAGAGCTCTAGATAATCCTTTGGCTGGCCAGTAATGGCAGACGAAGATAAAAAGAATTGCAACTGTGAAAATTGTGATTGTGAAAACTGTACATGCTCAGAGGAAAATCCCTGTGCGTGTATGACTGATAAACAAGGAGAAGATACTAATGGTTGAACTAATGAATAGATTTAAAGAGCCTTCATCTTATGCAGCACTCAGTGGTGTATTTGCTATGTTAGGTATAATGGTACCAAATGACCTGTGGCAAAGCGTAGTTATGATTTGTTGTGGTGCAGCCGGTGCTGTTGGGTTTTTTATACGTGAAAAGAAAGACTAAGCTATGAGGTTACAAGCATTAAGGGCACAGTACGTGGCTAATATAGGTTTAGCAAAAGCTAACCTTGATGTATTATTACATTCTGCTGTAGGCATTGGAGAACATTCTGATATTACAGCAGAGATGGATAAGTGGATAGGGGCTATTGCAAGTAATCAAGATAAGATAGAAGCTATTGATGGACTGTATGATACTCCAAAAGAAAAAGAAGAACAAAGGGAAATGTTTCCCGATGCAAAATTATGGTAAGGGAAATATATTATGAGTAAAACAATGTCAGATGCAGAGATGGAAAAACTGAGAAAACTTTTAGCAGAATACGATGCTAAACAAAAAGCCAGTGGTGTTGATCCATTAAAAAGACAAGAGTACAATAAAAAAACTGGCCTACCTAAAAATGCAAAAGCCAAAGGCGGCAAAGTTAAACCAAAGAAAATGATGGGTGGCAAAGTAGCTAAAAAGAGGATGTACGGTGGATCAGTTAAAAAATCTAAATAAAATCCGAAGAAAAACCAGCACCATACCTTTTGGTTATGTGTTGGATACAGAAGACGAAAAACACCTGTCTCCTATACCAGAAGAACTGCAGGCACTAGACCAAGCATTAACATATGCTAAGTCTTGCGGGTGGCGAAAAGCAAGCCAGTGGCTGTTGGCTAAAACGGATAGGTACATATCTGATGAAGGTTTAAAGAAACGCAGTAAGTTAGGGACACACTTAGGTGAGTAAAAAAATTAATTTAAATGTACCCAAAAAAAAACCAGATTGGAAAGTTAATTCTAATTATATAAAATTTAAAAATAAAGATTACAGTAATCAAGTTAGAAAACCAAAAACTTTTAATGATGTTAATGTGCGGGCAAAAAAAAATAGTGTAGCATCTGAAATTTTTGGTGATATAACTATACCGGTGTCTAAAGAACTGTCTATTATGCTTGGTGGCAGAGATAGTAAACAAAAATTTGAACGTAAAGAAGAGCGGTATCGCATAGAACAAAATATAAAAAATCAATATAGAAAATTTGGTGTTAACGTAGAAAATATAAACTTTAATTATAAACAACAGTCTACAAAAGGAAAAGTCAATGTGACGGGTAACAAAGGTGAAACCTATTATGACGGAAACTTTAAATCAGACATGCAACGGGCAGCCCAACTTAATATATACGGTATAAAATTAAATAAGTCTGGAACATTAACCGGCAATGTTTCGTTAACTTCTGGAACAAGAGGTTTAAATGCTCCTGAAATGCCAAGAGATCCAATGTACCCCAATAGAGAAGACTTTGATCCGGGAATGAATAAATATGAAAATAAAGGCTACGTTGGGATAAATTATAAATTTTAATCAATGGCTGAAATAACTAAAAAACAGATACGCAAAGCCGTATCAACAAAACTATCTAACCTTAAAGCCAAGGTAAAAAAAGACTCAAAACGTGCTGTAAATGCACGGTACAGGGCTAACAAACTACAAGAAAGCCTTGGTAAGATAGACGCAGCTCTCTCAGGACATGGAAAAGAACCCATATCTGAGGAAGAACTACTAGCTTTACCAGAAAAAGTACGAAACCACGTTGCTGAGAACGAAGTTGTCTTTAAAGCCAACGATGGCCCACAGGCAGAGTTCTTAGAAAGTCCAGAAAGAGACGTACTGTATGGCGGAGCAGCAGGAGGAGGCAAATCATACGCACTTCTAGCTGATGTTTTAAGAGATGTAGGTAATCCTAACCACAGAGGCTTACTACTAAGACGTACTCTACCAGAATTGACCGAACTTATAGACAAAAGTAGGCAATTGTACATAAAAGCGGTGCCGGGGGCAGTATTTAAGCAAGCAAAGTCTACATGGGAGTTTCCTTCAGGGGCCAAAGTGTGGTTTTCTTACGTAGATGATGAAAGAGACGTAACAAGATACCAAGGACAAGCGTTTAACTGGATAGGCATAGATGAAATAACACAATACCCCACACCCTAC